CTATAAAAAAAGCCGAAGCAGTAGCAGAAGCAAAACGTGTACAGACAATACTGGAAGCGTCTGAAGAACAATGGCAGGCTGCTGCTTGGTATCTTGAACGTCGATACCCAGATAGATGGGGGAAGAAAGAAAGAATTGATATGGAGCATGCAGGCAGTGTAAGCGTGAAAGTAGAATGGCAATAACGGTAAAAATGAATGCCGCATACAAACCGATTATAAATGATACAAACAGGTTTAAGGTTATCTATGGCGGGGCTGGCAGCGGGAAAAGCGTATTTGTAGCACAGTGGCTTGTATTAAAATGTATACAGGAAGTAGGCCACAGGTTTCTTATAGTTAGGAAGGTTGCTAATACACACCGATATTCAACATTTGCTCTTATACGGCAAATAATATCCGAGTTAGCGCTGGAAAGTTTTTTTATCATAAATAAAACAGACTTAACAATCACATGCGCTAACGGCAACCAATTTGTGTTTTTAGGGTTAGACGATGTTGAGAAGTTAAAGTCAATCGTTGGGATAACGGATGTATGGATAGAGGAAGCGTCAGAGATAACGCAAAGCGATTTTGACCAGATTAACCTGAGGTTACGTGGTGAAACTAAGGTTAATAAACAGATAGTGCTGACGTTTAATCCGGTAAGCATAATGCATTGGCTTAAGAAATACTTTTTTGATGTAAGACGTGAGAATGCCACAATACTTAAGACTACGTGGCAGGATAATAAATTCTTAGACGAAGAATATATTAGGGAGCTGCAAGCATTAAAAGAGAAAGACTATTACTACTATCAAGTATATACGCTCGGAGAATGGGGGCAGCTTGGGAACGTTGTATATACTAACTATGTGATTGAGGATTTCCCAACAGACAGAAGGCTATATAATAATGTTTATAATGGCTTGGATTTCGGATATAACGACCCGTCGGCTCTTGTAAAAGTAGCATTAAAAGATGATGAGTTATACATCTTAGATGAATTATATGAGCGAAAGCTTGACAATACACAGCTTATAGAACGTGTAGGCGAACATGTAGATAAAGATGAATGGATAATAGCTGACAGTGCCGAGCCTGCTAGAATACAGGAATTTAAGAAGGCAGGGTTTAAGATACAACCAAGTATAAAAGGCAAGGATAGCGTAAGGTATGGGATTGATTGGATTAGAAGACGTAAGATTCATATTCATCCGTCATGCCAGAACTTCATAAATGAGATTCAAGCATATAAATATAAAGAAGATAGAGATGGGAACGTACTTGATGAGCCGGTAGATTTTAACAACCATTTAATGGATGCTCTCAGGTATAGCGTCGATGAGTTGGTTTTAGGAGTAAAACCGTTAGATGAACATACCAAAAAACTATTAAGGGGGGTGTCACTGTATGCCTAATATATTTAAAAGGGTTGCTGGCGAAATATCGGCATTAAGAGATTGGATGCCGAGCTTTTATTCATACATTACTCCGTATAAGCTTGATAGCAGCAGGATTGACTATAGGCTAGCACGTGCATTATATAATAATACGGATGACAGGTATAAGCTTGGTGCTGGATTTGCTAGGCCGGTTATAAACACTACTGCCGGATTTATGGGAGTGCCGCATTTTACGCATACTAATCCTGAAGCTGATAATGCGCTTGAAGATGCTATGGCTAAGTGGGCCGGCAAACTGCTAAGGATAAACAGGAACGTATTAAGGGATGGAGATGCATTTGCCAGAATAGATATAGTGCAAGACAGATTCGGAGACAAGCAGATGTTCGATTTAAGGCTGATACCTCCCGAATGGGTTACTCCAGTACCTGATCCGCTCACAGGCACGTATAGCAAGATTGTTATACGCTATCCGGTAAATATTATGGATGATGCCGGGCGTATTGTTAGCGATTATACGGTATCGGAGATATTAACCAAAGATACCAGAACGATTGAATATGACAGTAAGGCTCCGGCTGAGCTAATAGCGCAGAATAAGACCGAGCCTAATCCGTGGGGATTTATTCCAATCGTACACTTCAAAAACGAAGCAGAAGAAACTCAGCTTTATGGCAGCAGCGACTTAGAACCGTTAGAGCCGTTCATGCGTATATATCATGATACTATGTTATTTGCAGCACAAGGCTCAAAGCTATTCAGCAGGCCGAAAGCGAAGTTTAAGCTATCAGACGTTGACAAGTTTCTTAAAGACAATTTCAGCGCTGATGAGATAAAGGCCGGCAGACTTAAATTCGCAGATAAAGAGATATTCTTAATGCAGGATGGCGACGACGCAGATTTTATAACGGCAGATAGCGGACTAAGCGGCATAACGACGCTGTTGGAGTTCATATTCTACTGTATAGTTGACGTAAGCGAAACTCCGGAGTTTGCGTTCGGAACTGCCGTGGCGTCGTCGAAAGCCTCAGTGTCTGAGCAGATGGTGCCGCTTGCTAGGAAGATACGTCGCAAGCGTGGGATGTTTGAGGAATATTACAGCGAGCTTGCAAGCATGTATCTTGCTATGTGGAGCAAGGTTGAGAACGTAAGGCTGGATGATTACGACGTGGATATAGGCTGGGAGGAAATAAGCCCGAAGGATGACAGTACAGTTGCTAATACTATTAAGACACTAGTTGATGGATTATCAACCGCTATAGAGTCTGGCTTAATGTCTATAGACGCGGCGGCGGGGTTTCTGCGTGAGTTTGTACCTAGTATGCTACCATGGGCTGACCCAGACGCCGATGATGATGAAAGGCGCAGGGTGGCAAAGTCAATGTTATTCAGGCGCAGGGTAGAAGACGGAGAAGGGCTTGAAGAAACAGAAGCTATTGGGTGATAAGCTATGGCCGATGCGTGGAATAAAGAGGACTGGCTGTTATCAGGTGACCAAAGTTATGCTGATTACATGTTAAATGCCAGAAATAGGTTTTTAGAGCATAACGCCGCAACGGTAAAACAGATACGTAGCGTTTACACTAAGGCTGCTAACGATATTGCTAAAGACATAAGAGATGTTACACCCGGCACGCTTAAGCATAATCACTTATCAACTTTGCAAAAGGCGCTTGAAGATAGAGCAAAGATGATAAACGTTAAGACGCTTAACGCCCTCTATGATGGCATTCGCTTATCGGTAAAGGATGGTACCGAAGGCGTACAAAAGATAACGCAGGATTTGCTTAGGTATGATAAGGCTGGCGTACAGTGGATGTTCGCTGATATAAACGAAAGAGCGGTGCTAGCGATAACATCAAGAACGGGAAAAGATGGGCTTAAACTATCTGATAGAGTATGGCGCATAGGCGAAAACGTAAGAAAAAACATGACTACAGTGGTAGAAGATGCAGTAGCACGTGGCTTAGATAGCCGTACGCTGGCAAAGCGTGTGCAGCAATACATGCAGCCGGGTAAGTTTACAGCTATGAAGCAAGAAACACGTAGGATGCTTGGCGTTAGCAGCGATGTAAGCTATGAGGCTATGAGGCTGGCTAGGACAGAGATGAGCAATGCTTATCACGAAGGCACTATACTAGCTAATCAAGCGGCTCCTAGCTATCTTGGTATTGTATGGATGCTATCAGGCAGGCATGCGATACCAGACGTATGTAACGATTATGCTAGCCATAACGGGGATGGGTTTTGGCCTGCAGGTAGTGAACCTCCGTTGCCTCATCCGCAATGTTTATGCATTGCATTGCCTAGGCACGAGAAGCCGTCAGAATTTGCTGAGCGGCTAAGGAGCTGGGCGCAGAACCCAAGCAGCGACATGAAGCTTGAGAAGTGGTATAATGAAACAGGTAGAAAATATATATCAAGACCACCTATGTCTTGAGCTAAAGCGATAGCTTATGAATGGAATAATGAGGTGATGTTATGAGAATGGATTTACCCAAGGGCATGGAGCCGATTAAAGAGGAAGAACCTGAGCAGCCGAAGCGTATTTCACTATTAGACGGAAATTATGTAGCTGCTATATATCAAGCACTTGACTTATTGCCGGTAATAGTACGCATTGAAAAGTGCATTGTGGTTGAGCAAGACGGAGCTATGCCGGAGGTTGATATGACGCTGATTATAGAGGGCGAAAAGCCAAGGGGGTGATGCATATGGCTATACTAGTATTTTCTCCACAAAGCAAGACATTCGTATCGAAGGGCAGTGATGGCAAGTTTGCTCCTACTAGCCTTATAAGAGTATCAGAGCAAGGGATAGTCAATGTTAAAGGCAAGGCAACTGAGCCTGCGATATTAGCTAGCGAAAAAGCCACGATTAACGGTAAATAATAGTAAGGAGGTGAAGACATGCCTTTTAGAATTGATAACACAAAGGTATCTAACAGGTCTTGGGGAGAGGTTAATAAGACTGAGATATGGCAACGGCTTAGGGCAGGGCTAGACGAAGACGCAGCCGGAACAGCGGATGCCATAAAAGAGATGTATGCGGTGGTAAAAGCTCCTGTTAATGCAGATTTAAGGGAGGCTGATTGCTGGGGTCCACATCACGAGATACAGCAGGACGGCACACTGGTTATAAACCGAGGCGGCGTTATAGCAGCAGTTGCAGCATTATCGGGAGCAAGGGCTGAACCTAATCTAACTCCTGAGCAGATGAATGCAGCTAAGGCGCATTTGCGCAGGCATTATGAAACGCTAGAGCTGCCCATCCCAGAAGCACTTGGCGAAATATCATCTATAACGGCAAACATAACAGGTGAAATCGCTGTTGAGGATGTGCCTGTAGCGCAGGGAGTAAACTTGGATGCGCTCAAAGCTGGCGATGATGACCCACTAGAAGTGGTGGTAGAGATACCGGCAGGCAAAAGCAAACGAGGCTGGAACTATACTCCGCAGGTAATTCAGAAGATAGCCGGAGAAGTGGCTGCAAAAACCGCAAGCGGATTTTTAGGGCACCAAAAGCCGGAGGATGTAGACCATCAGTTTCCCATGCCCGTCACCCACTGGGTGGGTGCGCTGTACCAGAATGGCAAGGCATATATAAGAGGCGTGGTGGATGCATCGGCAAAGGACCTAAAACGTTGGATAAAAGCAGGTAGGGTAAAGCAGGTAAGTATATATGGAATGCCTACATTGCAGCAGACAGCAGGAGAAACGCAGGTGGTAGATTATCAGTTGCTGTCTATCGATTGGACGCCGCTTGACAGGTCAGGGATGCCTACGTCGGTGGTGGCGATTGGTGAAATGGCTGATTTCATAGAAAATCCAAGCATAACCGGAGGTGTAAATATGAGTTTAGAGGAAATACTTAAGGCGTTAAAAGGTATGGGAGTTACTCCTAAGCAGGTTGTAGGCGAGATGGGTTGGACGCTTGAAGCTGTAGCGAAAGATGCTGATAACGATGCGTGGAACAAGATGCAGGAAGCAGCTAAGGCTGTTGGCGAGATGGAAGCGTTATTCGGTGTAGATAACGTAGCTAGCCTAAGCGAAGCCGTAAAGGCTGCAAGAGATTATCAGCTTGCTGCTGCTAGAGCTCAGAGGGAAAACATGATAGACAAGGTTATAGGCGAAATGGTAACGGTTGAAGCTGTCAGACCAATCATAAAACGGCTTTTAGACGTACCAAATGATGCGAAAGAGGAAGATGTTAAGAAGGCTATAGGCGAAATGCTTGCTCAAGATGATATAAAGCAGGCTATGTCCGCGGTATTTAAGCAGGATGTTATAAATCCTGTGACTGGCAAACAAACTAATAATGACATTGCTATAATAAAAGCAAGAATATAAGGGGGTTAAAAAATGGCTAGAAAGATTTCTTTTGGGAAAAGTGTAAAAGTAACGGCAGATGTAGCAGTAGAGAAAGATACTTTTGCTATAGTTGCTGATTTTTTTGGGCTAGCACTTAATTCGGCTGCTGCCGGAGAAGAAGTAGTGCTAGATATAGAGCAGGCAGAGTATGAAGTAAAACAGGCAGGCTCTAACTTTGCAGTAGGCGATGTGGTATATTTCAACACAGCGACTGGTTTCACTGCAACTGATACTGATAGGCCAGTAGGTATAGCAACGCAGGCTAGCAATACTGATGGTGTATTCAGCTTTATATTAGCACCACAGGTATGAATAAGGAGGTAATAACATGAGAATATTAGACGCTAAAACTGCTCTTGAAGAGCGTAGGAAACAGGCAATAACTGACAATCTAACGTATGAGCTTAACGGCCAGAGAAAAACCGTTACTAAGAAAATGGTAAACGGTGAGATGGAGCTTATGCAAATTAACAGGCCGCTTGGTGAGATGCTGACATCTCCTGAGGGTTTAGATGGTATACTGCAAAAGATATCTTTAGATGTAGACTTTGGACGTGAACAGGTTCCACTGCTTTATACTCCTATATATCGCAGACTAAGCAATCCACGGTTCCCAAGACTTGTGCCTATAGCTGAGTTTAGCCAAGCAAGGGCTGTATTTCTAGAACACCTAGAAGGCGAAGAGGTTAAGTTCGGGAGCCGCATAATGGCGGCTGGAGATGGTGTGCCCATCGTCGTGTATGCAGCAGGGTTTGATGGTTATACTATCGAAACCGAAGCATTCGATGAAACATGGAGATTAGACCAGTTTAACCAAGCATTAGGTGAGGCATATAATGCGCTGCTAAACCATATACACCTTGATCCGATTATAAACTATAACTATGATAGCAAGAATACAACCAATGCAGTTAATACGACTAGCTTAACATATTTAGAGAAAATTAGGGCTACTATCCGTAAAGGCTTAAAACATGCTGCTCAGGATAAAAACAGCTTAACAGGCGCAGTGCGTAAACCAACCATACTATTAGCAAATTCTGCTAATCAGGTAGATATAACGGATGCGCTATCTAGGATGGTTATAAACGGCACTGAGTATGCAGCATTATCTCAAATAACCACGCTCATATTCTATGACGGATGGAGCGTAACCGTTGGTGATAAGACATACACATATGACGGAGTACCGACTGATACCGTATATCTTATAGACCCGACTAAATATTTTATGGAGCTAATAAAGCAAGACTTAACGATAGAGAGCGGTAGCCCAGACATAACAAGGTTAACCAGAGCTCCCATAGCGGCGTATGCCATGCGTGGTGTCTATGCCTCTCCTGCTGATGCTGTTGAAAAAGTCACACTGCCCACAGAATCTTAACGATAGGTGGCGGTTATAATGACGCCGACAGAGGATATAAGAAATAAGCTGCGGTTACTGATAGACGAGCAAATACCAGAGGGCGGCACAGAAGCAGATACAGCGTTCACAGACGCAGAGCTAGACGATATACTCGTTGAGGCGGTAGATATATATGCTGCCGCCTCCGAATGTTGGTTTAGGAAAGCAGCGAGGGTGAACAGGACACGTGGCGGGATAGAGGAAGCGACGGCAGGCGATGAGCGTATCAAGTTTGTATCGTTTCAGCAATATGTGGACTTCTGCATAACTATGGCTGAAAGATACAGCCAGAGGTCGGCTGATGGGAACAATTCTATACTGATGGGCTATGACCCGCCAGATGTTCTTGGGGGCGATTGCTAGTGAACGAACATAAAATGCTGCTATATGGAACAGAAAGTTTAATTGCCATGAACCCGACGGCTATCAATATTCATCGTGTGGAATATAGCGACGATGGCAGCGGTGGCAGACAAATGACCGAAACAGACATACCAAGCTTTTTAGCAAGGCTAGTGCCAACTGGGAATATGGATAAGGCGAGGATGGTAGAAGCTGGCATTAGCGCTAATGCGACATGGGTATTGATAACCTTGCCCGACGCCGATATTATGGCTGGGTCGGATGTCGAAGATACGTTCGAAGCTGATGGGCATAAATTCAAAGTCGTATCGGTGAAGATGCGCAAGTATGGCAGCAAAGCATATGCTAAACATGCAGAGCTGGAGATGATAAGCTGATGGCTGGGAGTAAAGAAGTCAATAGGAACATTGACAAAATCGCAAAAAAGCTGGTAGCGTCGTCAGTAGCATTAGCGCAGGATTGGGCTGAAACACTAGAAGCAGATATGAGGAAGAACGCGCCATGGCATGACAGAACAAGCCACGCGAGGCAAGGGCTGAAAGGTACTGTCAGTTTTGATGGAGACGAGATATTGATTAGGTTATCTCACAGCGTTGACTATGGCGTGCACTTGGAATTTAAGCACGACGGCAAATATGCTATACTTAAGCCGACTGGAGATGCTAATTCGGCACGCATATATAAGACGTTTAAGGAGCTGTGGAGTTAATGATTAGAGAAGCGATTAATAAAGCACTTAAAAATGTATCTGCATTGGGCGGCAGAGTGTATGAGGCCTATACAGCACCTGCTGACACAGCAGCACCTTATGCAACTGTCAAATTTGCGACACAGCGTCCGAGTACAGCAATAACATTCGCTGGGGATAACAATATAGAAGTGCGCATATATGGAAAGCCAACGAGTTTTAAGTCGCTGGATGCAATCGAACAAGAAGTCATAAATGTTCTTAATGACAAAGAGGTTGAGGACAGCGACGGAAACAAATATTACGTATGGTGGGTTCCTGGCGGCGCTGATTACACAGAAGATGACAGAGGGCTGATTGTGAGGCTAGTCAATTTTGCGGCAGGTGCAATGAACGGAAGGGGATAGCATGAAAGCTAACGTGAATAGGATAATCAAAGATGGCGATAAATATTATCGACTGGAAAAAGGCAAAGAAATACCAGAAATGAGTGCAAAGACGCTTAAAACAATAAAAAAACTTGGATATATTGAAAAGTCTGAAACAATAGAAAGTGAGGTAATCGCAGATGGCAGCGGTTCAAACTAAAAAAGGATATTTACGTGGCGTAGCGGGAATGGTGATAACGCCTATTAACGTTGATGGCAGCGATATAGTAGGCGCAACGAGTTACGGCATAAAGACGTCGCAGGAAATAGCGGTTGAGAATGAAGTCGTAGAAGGGGAAACAAGCGAACTCCGAGGCGGAGATAAACTGCTTGTATATGCAAAAGACGATGATACAGTAGTCGGTGTTAATTTAACGCTAACCGATGCTAGGTTTGATGCGCAGGCACTTGTGCTTATCATGGGAGGTACGCTGATAGAGGACACTACTGAACCCACAAATCCTATTATAACGGGCTGGGAGATGCCGACCATAGAAGAACAGCAGAACAAACCTGTGTTCAAAGCTGAAGTATATGTTCGCAGCTTTGACTCTCATGCAGTTCTTGAGGGCTTTGTTAAATACACGTTCCCATACTGCAAAGGCGTTATTGGTGATGTAACGCATAGCGATAGCGAATGGGCAACACCCGAGATAAACATATGGGCACAGGAAAATCCGTCTGTAGGCGGTGGCGTGTATAAGAAAGAATTCGTAACAGCTCTAGCACCAGAGCTGCAATGAGGTGAATTATGAGCGATAAAAAACCGATAAGTCTAGAAGAATTAAAACAGATTGCTCAACCAGACGTAATTGAAATTAGCGGCTTTAAGGCTGGGGAAACCATAGCCATAGCTGTGAAGATGGTTGACTTAACGCCGTACTTGCTGGAGTTGAATATAGGCAATCCCGTCATAGACAATAAAGGCAAAACAGGGGCTGGTGTTGAGCTGCAAATAAAAGATATAATTCCTGTCTTGGATGAAGTCGTAAAAGAGGCCATGGTACAACCGACGTATGAGGAATTTACGAGTATAACGCCAATGACGTTCGACCAAAAACTTCAAATATTTAACTATGTTATGGGGGATATAGAGAAGCTAGCGTCGTTTCGGAAAGAGTGAAGGACTAGGCCGTATAGCGACAATAGCTAAATACTGGGGAGTGCCGCCATCTAGCTATCTAGTGGGGCTTACAACGTTGCAAAAATACTGGATAGATGAAGCGGCGGCACTTTACCTCGTTGAGCAGGAAAATAAAAAAGACAAAGAAGGCAATGTCGAATGGGTAGGAGAAAATATCTTATAAGGAGGTGAGCATATGCCAGATGCTGGTAATGTATATTTTGATATAACCGTAAAGCTAGACCAGTTAGCTGCTGGGATAAAGCAAGCACAAGCACAGATAGAACAGCTTGACAGTAGTATAAACAAGAAATCGCAATCAGTAAGCAGCAAGATAGAAAGCATGGGGCAATCGCTATCAAAGACAGGCAAGACCATGTCGATGGCAATAACTGCACCACTAGTGGCCGCTGGGGGAATGGCTGTAAAGGCGGCCGCTGATTTTGAAAGTATGGGTAATACGTTTAAGGCTGTATCTGGGGCGACAAGTGAACAGTTTCAACGGATGAGCGAACTGGCAAAAGAACTTGGTAATGATATGACGCTCCCAGGCACTTCAGCGACGGATGCAGCAGCGGCTATGACAGAGCTTGTTAAGGCTGGCTTATCCGTAGACGATACGTTCAAAGCGGCTAAAGCCACACTACAATTATCGGCAGCAGCGCAGATTGACAACGCAGAAGCAGCAAAGATAGTTGGGCAGGCGTTAAATGCGTTTGGGTTGAGCGGCGACAAGGCTATAACGGTAGCTGACTTGCTCGCTAACAGCGCAAATGCTAGCGCTGGCGGAATAACAGATATGGCATATGCTCTTCAAGCAGGCGCAAGTGTTGCTAACATGGCTGGACAGAGCATAGAGGATTTTACAACCGCAATATCGCTCATGGCTAACGCAGGCGTAACAGGCAGCGATGCTGGTACTAGCTTGAAGTCGATGTTCATGTCGCTTATTAGCCCGACTGATAAAGCGGCTAAAACTATGAAGAAATACGGGTTGAATGTTTATGATGCTAATGGACAGCTCAAACCGTTGCCCGAACTTGTGTCGCTTTTTAGCAGTAAGTTGGGAGGTATGACAGACCAGCAGCGTAATGCCACGCTGGCGACTATATTTGGCAGCGATGCTATAAGAGCTGCAAATATAGTGCTGATAAAAGGTGCTGGCAAATGGGATGGTATGAGCGAAGCTGTCAATAAAGCGGGTGGAGCGGCAGAAGTGGCAGGCAGCAAGATGCAGGGTACTAAAGGGCAGATAGAGGCATTGAAATCTAACCTTGAAACGCTTGCTATAACGATAGGCGAGAAGCTGTTACCGTTCGTTAATAAGCTGGTTGATGGTCTATCGAAGATAATAGACTGGTTCAGCAACCTATCTCCGAGCACGCAAGATATGATACTCAAGATGCTGGCACTTGCGGCGGCTATCGGCCCGCTTATACTTATATTAGGTAAGTTCATGGAGGCTTTCAGTGCTATTGGTAAAGGCATAAAGCTTGTTTCCAAAGGTTTTGGGTTGGCTAAAGGGGCTATAAGCGGGTTTAAGATAGCTTTGGGTGCGCTGACTAGCCCGATAGGAATAGCAGTTTTAGCTATAGCTGGCATAGTAACAGCCGCAATACTCATATATAAAAACTGGGATAAGATATCTGCATGGCTAAAACAAATATGGCAGAGCATAGCTGATTTTGCGTCGTCTGTATGGGGAGGCATAGTAGATTTCTTCAGTACGCTATGGGATAGCGTAAGCGGATTTTTTACGGATGCGTGGAACGGCATAAAAGAAACGTTGAGCGGACTATGGAACGGCATAAAAGAATTTGCCTCTGGCGTATGGGAAGGTATAAAAAACGCTATATTAGAGCCTATTCGGAAAGTATTACAATGGTTGCGCATAAAATGGTTGGAGCAACAAGCATTTGAGGACAGCGTTTTTAATAAGATGAAAGAGATAGCAGCTAGTATATGGGACGGGATAAAAGCTGTTATAATGGCTCCTGTAATATTCGTAACCGAAACAGTACCGCAATTGTTTCAAAAGTTTGTGGACTTGATAATAAACGCTTTCCAATGGCTATACAACCACAATTATTACTTTCAAGATTTGGTGGACTTTATTGTCAATGCGTTTAATTGGTTAAAAGATACTGCTGTAGCAATATGGAATGGTATCGTAACATTTTTAACGAATTTATGGAATGGTATAAAAGAAACCGCTATTACGGTATGGACTGCTGTTTCTGATTTCTTTACAAATACATGGAACGCAATAAAGAATATAGCTGTAACCGTATGGAATGCTATTAAGACGTTTTTATCAACGATATGGAATGGGATAAAGACGGTAGCGATGACGATATGGAACGCTATTAAAGCTTTCTTTTCGACGCTGTTTAACGGGATTAAGATTGTCGCCACAACCGTATGGAACGCTATTAAGACGTTCTTGTCTACTGTATGGAATGGGATAAAAACGGTAGCGAGTTCTATTTGGAACGGTATAAAGAATACTATTTCCAGTTTATTCACGTCGGCAAAAACCAGCGTGGTGAATACGGCTAACGGCTTGAAAACCAGTATCAGTAACATATGGAACAATATTTGGAGCACTATAAAAGGGATGGCTAGCAGGATATGGAATGCTGTAGTTGAGCCGTTCAATATTGCTAAAGGTAAAGTGTTAAGCGTGGTTGGGGATGCTTGGAATTGGGGCAAGAATCTTATCAATAATATAATCGGCGGCATAAAAAGCATGATAGGCAAAGTTGCAGATGCGGCTAAAAATGTGGCAAACACTATATACAGGTTTTTAGGGTTTCATAGCCCTGCAAAAGAGGGGCCAGGTAAATATGCCGACAAGTGGATGCCTAACTTAATGCAGATGCTGCAGGAAGGCATAGACAAAGAGATACCAGACTTGCAAGCTAAACTTAGTATGGTATTGCAACCTAAAGTGCCGACAGCCGCGGTACTTGCCGCTGGGGCGAGCGGAGCAGCGGTAACTAATACGGCGAGCAAGGCAAGTAAAAACATAGACAACCAAAAAGCAGCGCCTCTTGTATATGTCGAGAATATGTCTGTGAGAAATGACAGCGACATACACAAGATTAGCCGAGAACTTAATAGTTTATTACAATCCGCTAACCGCGCAAAGGGAGTGAAGTAATGCTTGATTTTACGTTTAATGGCGTAAAGGCCTCTGACATGGGGATAAAAGTAATGGATATAAGGCATACAGTCATGCCCGCGATACAAGACAGATATGAAACAGTACCTGGGAGAGATGGCAGCTATTTATTTGCGCAGGCGTATGGAGATAGGATAATATCAATAGACTGTCTTGTGCTATCTACTGATTATAAAAAAACAAGGCAAGATATTATCCCTATATCGGCATGGCTTAATACAAAAGACAGGGCGCGGCTAGAACTCAACGATTTGCCCGATAAATATTTGATGGCGAAGTTGACGAATGGCGGGGAATTGAACAGGTTTCTATATACGGGAACTTTTACACTTGAGTTTAATTGCGAGCCGTTTCTATATAGCGATATATTAGTTTATTCTACCGCCATGAGTTCTCCTTTTACCCGTAATAGCGAAGCATATAATATAGATTATGTGCTTGTGAATTCAAATATACCGCGATACTGGTCATTAGGCACAAAATTACCGATAGAAGAAGACGAACAGTTGACAGTTGGTGTGGTGTGGCCGCTGGCAAACAATCTTTCGTATATAACATATGACGGCGTCGAAAACATCACCGTATATGGCGGAAGTGGAACAGCGGCAATATATGTAGATGGAACAGCGGAAACATATCCAATCATAAGCATAAAGGGCACGAACACCAGCGGACAGATAAGCATAACATTGAATGGCACGACATTCTCTTATACTGGAACATTGACGGCTAGTGATATAGTAGTTATAGATTGCCAAAAATTCAGTTGCAAGAAGAACGGAGCTAGAGATATGGTACATTTTATTGGCGATTGGCCTGTTCTGCAAACAGGTAATAACACGCTCACGTATTTAACCAGCGGCGGGGCAACAATAACGGAGTTAAAAATAACTGTTCAAAGCAGGTGGCTATAATGAGCACAGAGGCACATAAAATATTGATTTTATCGAAAGAAGTGATATAATGGCAGTTTTAATTGAGCGTGCTTGTACGCCTATATTTTCAAGTAAGATGGATACGGATAGCAATAGCGACGGTGTAATAGATGGAATAAACCCAAATAAATATACTGGTTCAGGTATTATAGCTACATTTGCTCTAGATGATTCTGCACAAAAAATTACTATAACAGATAGTAGCACAGCTAGTGCTGGTGCTCACGCACACGTACAAAGCAATTCAATTACAGTTACAGCTAATACAGCTTATAGTTTTCAGATACTGTTAAGAGGAACTGTAACAACTGGAACATTTATAACACGCGTTACCATAGGTTGGTATAATGCTAGTAGTAATTTAATAAGGTCAGACAATATTATTCAAGCAGCTCCATCAAGTTATTGGTCACTGGTAAAAGGTGAAAACTTGATTGCACCTGCTAATAGCTCATATGTAATAATATTTTTTAGAGCGCAAATTCAAGCCGCAGGTGATACAGGCTCAGTATGGTTCAGAAATGTACAGCTTGAACCAGCTAACACATGTAGCACGTTTACAGATTTGCCTAGAGCTGCCGATGCTCAAGGATTAGCTATTGAGCCACTGTCTGATACATTTAGCATATCTTTTGCTGTTGCGCCAAACTTTGAGTATAATAATGTACCAGCTGGCGGTGCTGTATGGATGCGGTTATCTAGCTTAAATTCAGAAATACGTATATTGGAAAACAATGGCGGTATTATTCAAGCAGCGCAAAGGATAGGTAGTGAATGGACGTATGTTGAGCTACCAGCAATTCAACATGCTAGGTATCAAATTATTAAGATAATACTAACACGTGCTGGTAATAATACGTATCTATACGCACGATTGAATAACGGAACTATAATAAGCGCAACAGCAACTACACAACCATCCATAGCTGGATTTAATACGTTATCGTTGAACACAGTGGGGCTGGAAAGTAATTCATTCATTGAAAGCGTAACATTGCTTCGCAATAATGTTATTACTACAGTGGAGGCAGCAAACGTCGTATTTGATGACATGAACGCTGAGATGGTGATAAACGGTGGATTTGAAAGTGGTAGCGATGGTTGGACATTACAAAACGATGCTGTGATTGAAAACGGTATGTTAAAAGGCATTGCGACACAAGATGGTAATATAAGTACCATATTCGCAACACAGAATATAAAAGTATTGCCCAATAACAGATATCAACTTAAAGCCAGATTAATTGGGCATATAGATAGTGATAATAAACCAAAAGTTACTGTTGAGCAACTGGATATTATAGCTGATAAGTATATACAAGAAACTGAAATAGTGTCTAATTCATATGACCAGATATGGGAGACAACATTTATTACAAGTGTTGATACGTATTTTGTAAATATAATTTTACAATCGACTGGTTCAGGAACTTTCTACTGGGATGATATATCCGTTCAGCTGGTTAATTAGGAGGTGATATAGTGAATTTATATATTTATGATAAAAACGAAGTATTACAAGCTGTATTGTCAAACGATGCTAACGCATGCCCATTTTGGGATGCTGTTCACAATGAAAAGCTAACTGGCGAAAATACGTTTACATTTTTCACAGTGGCTGATAAAGAAGAAAGTGAATTTATTGTAGAAGGCAATAGCGTAGCATTTCAAGATAAGGATGGATATTGGCAGTTATTTGAAATCAAGAAAACCACTGATACACATAATAGTGATGGGATT